GGTGAGGTTGTATCTCCCGACTTGGCGCAAAAGATACAAGTTATCAGCACCATGTCTACCAACGGGGCGGTTGGCATTAAAGACGAGGGTAGCTCGATCTCCACGGGTGTGAAGAACATCAACTTTGTTGGCGCGACTGTTACCGCTACTGCCTCTGGTGATGATGTCACTGTCAATGTGAGTGCTGGAACAGGAACAGTAACAAGTGTCGCTGTATCTGGTGGCACTACGGGTCTGACAACAAGTGGTGGGCCAATCACCACAACCGGCACGATTACCTTGGCTGGCACTCTTGCGGTGGCTAGTGGTGGTACAGGAACAGCAACGCCCAGCTTGGTAGCTGGTACAAACATTACCTCGATCACCGGCAGTTGGCCTAATCAGACAATCAACGCAAGCGGCGGGTCTGGAACAGTCACAAGTGTGGCAGCTACTGGCGGCACAGGCATCAGTGTTTCAGGCAGCCCGATCACAACTTCCGGCACGTTGACCATTACCAATACAGCACCGGATCAGACGGTGGCCTTGACCCAAGGCGGCACAACTACGATCACTGGTACTTACCCTAACTTTACAATTTCATCTGCTGACCAGTTTGTCGGTACTGTTACCTCGGTGACTGGAACATCACCCGTTGTATCTAGTGGCGGGACGACCCCTGCCATCAGCTTGGCCTCGGGCTACGGCGACACGCTCAACCCTTACGCTAGCAAAACGGCCAACTTTGTCTTGGCTGCACCCAACGGGTCTGCTGGTGTACCGACATTCCGCGCTGTTGTTGCAGCTGATATTCCCACGTTGAACCAAAGCACCACCGGCAGCGCGGCCACTCTGACTACAGGCCGCACGATTGAAGTTACGGGTGACTTGGCCTACACCAGCCCGTCTTTTGACGGATCAACCAACGTCACTGCTGCTGGCACACTGGCAACTGTCAACGCCAATGTTGGCTCGTTCACGGCCGCAAACATCACGGTCAATGCCAAGGGTCTGATCACTGCGGCCGCCAACGGGACGGCTGGTGCAACAATCAGCAACGACACCACAACGGCAAGCAATCTCTTTCCCTTGTTTGCATCTGCAACAAGCGGTGTGCCAACAACGATCTTCACAAGCAACGCGCAGTATTTATACAAGCCTTCTACCGGCGAGTTGAGTGTCAAAGCACCAAGAGCTTCAAACGGCATTGTGGTCAACAGCGCCACAATTGCAGAGAACTACACCATCGCTACGGGCGACAACGCTATGAGCGCTGGCCCTGTAACAGTTAACAGCAGCATTGTGGTCACAGTCTCCAGCGGTTCACGCTGGGTCGTGGTTTAAGGAAATATATGGCAGTAACTATTGACGGAACAAGTGGAATTAACACACCAGGCGTGGTGAACACTGCGGCTGAGACTATTGCAACGACCCTAGCTGTGACGGGCGTTACAACCTTTGCGGCTGGCACAGCGGCATTACCAGCGATAACCACTACAGGCGACACCAACACAGGCATCTTCTTCCCTGCGGCTGACACCATTGCTTTTGCTGAGGGTGGTGCGGAGGCTATGCGTTTGACTAGCGCAGGTAATTTGTGTATTGGTTCTACAGCCGCCGGTGACGCAGGAACAATTAACCTTTCTGTTGGTTCTGCGGGGGTTACTAGCGGCGGTGTGCAACTTTGGGCTGGCCCGTCTCAAGAACACTACATTCAATGGGGTGATTCAACTACAGGCCCAGCAAATTATGCTGGGGCTATTAGCTATGCTCATGCCAGCGATGCCATGAAGTTTTTTACTGTCTCGACAGAGCGCATGCGTATCGACTCCAGCGGTAACTTGCTGGTGGGGACTACGAGTGCAGACCAAGCTAATACCAGATTCCAAGTAAACGGGGGTAATGCTGGAACGCAAATGTTTATATTTAAAAACACGCTTACTAGCGGTTCTGCGTTTGTATTACAAGCCACCCTTTCTTATTCTCCAAACGATGCCACTTCACGATTTATGACTTGTGGAGATACCACAACTGACCGGATTTTATTGCGGTCAAATGGGGGTATTGCAAATTACAGCGCAAACAATGCCAATTTATCTGATGCGCGCACCAAAACAAATATTGAAAACGCTGGTAACTACCTTACAAAAATCTGTGCTATTCCTGTTCGCACATTCAAATACAAAGACCAGACCGACGACTTGTTGAACTTGGGCGTGATTGCCCAAGAAGTTGAAGCTGTTGCTCCTGAGTTAATTGACGATTCTGGTTTTGGAGAAACACCTGATGATGGAATTCCATTAAAGGCAATCTACCAAACTGACTTGCAATATGCCCTGATGAAGTGCATCCAAGAACAACAAGCCCTCATCACAGCCCTGACAACCCGCATCACCGCACTTGAAGGAGCAGCATAATGTCACTTTTAGCCGTTCAAGGGGGTGCTACCGGCACTGGTACGGTCACCCTGTTAGCCCCTGTCACAAACACAAACAGGACGCTGACACTACCTGACCAGACAGCAACATTAATTACAGACTCAGCGGCCATTCTAAACATCGGCTCTGGTCAGGTGTACAAGGATGCCAGCGGCAATGTGGGGATTGGTACAACTACGCCAACAAGAAAGCTAACTATCGCTGGCACAGGTGCATTTTCGTCAACAGCAGCGCCGTCAATTAGGCTTGACGATACAGCATCAAGCCGTCTTGCACTTATTGACTTTGACAGCAGCCAGAATTTGAATGTATGGGCGGGTACTGATACAGGCGCAATTCGGTTTATAACAAACACTGGCGCTGGCACAGAACGCGCCCGTATCGACTCCAGCGGCAACTTTCAAATGAACTCAGGTTACGGCTCAGTAGCCACTGCCTTTGGTTGCCGCGCATGGGTGGACTTTAATGGTCAAGGTACTGTGGCGATTCGGGGAAGTGGGAATGTGTCGAGTATTACTGACAATACCACGGGCAGTTACACAGTAAACTTTACGACTGCTATGCCTGATGTAAATTTTGCTGTTACTGGTACAGCAGGGTCAAAAGATAATGACGGTACTGATAATGGCGTTGTTTGTCTCTTTAATCGAAGCACTTCTTCTGCCTCTATTTTTACACGAAATGTTCAGTCCTCTGGTGGCACAACAGACTATGACGCTGTTAATGTGGCTATTTTCCGCTGAAAGAACACCATGACTCAAAGAATCATCTACAAAACACCAGACGGCGGCGTGGCAGTTATTGTCCCCGCAGACACCATTGAAGCCTGCATGAAAGACATCCCAGAGGGCGCTGAATACGCCATCGTGGATACAGCAGACATTCCAGAAGATCGTACATTCAGAGGAGCGTGGACATGGGCATCGTAATCGACTTAACTAAAGCCAAGGCCATCACGCATGATGCGCGTAGGGTTGCCCGTGCTGCTGAGTTTGCACCGCTGGATGTGAAGGCCACTATCCCATCTGAAGCAGTGGCTGCTGAAGCTGCCCGTGCTGTTATTCGCACCAAGTACGCTGACATGCAGACCGTTGTTGACGCTGCAGCTGATGTAGCCGCGTTGAAGACAATTATGGAGCAACTAGCATGACCGTATCAATCAGCGGAACAGATGGCGTCACCTTCAACGACAACAGCGTACAGGACACCGCTGCCACGGGCTTCGGCTTCAAGAACCGGCTCATAAATTCGGCGATGGTGATTGACCAGAGGAACGCTGGGGCGAGTGTTACTGCAACAACGGCTTTTCCGTACACAGTAGACCGTTGGCAGTGCGGCGGAAGTGTTAATAGCAAATTTACTGTGCAGCAAAGCACAACAGCCCCTACGGGATTTATAAACTCTGCACTAATTACTTCCTCATCTGCGTATACCGTAGGTGCTGGTGAATATTTTTTATTCCAACAGCCAATTGAAGGTTTGAACGTAGCTGATTTGGGATGGGGTGCAGCAGGGGCTGCAACAGTTACCTTGTCTTTTTGGGTACGCTCAAGTCTTACAGGGACTTTTGGCGGCGCAGTTAACAATTCTGCCAACGACAGATCGTATCCGTTCACATATACAATTTCGGTTGCAAATACGTATGAATACAAGACTGTAACTATTGCTGGAGATACAAGTGGTACATGGCTTAAAACCAATGGAATCGGGTTGCAGATTCGTTTCAGCCTAGGGACTGGAACTACATACTCAGGAACTGCTGGAGCATGGGCCGGTACTTTTTACGCGTCAGCTACAGGCGCAACATCAGTAGTCGGCACAAACGGCGCAACTTGGTTCATCACAGGCGTACAGCTTGAAAAAGGCAGCACAGCCACATCGTTTGACTATCGGCCTTTTGGGACGGAGTTTAGTTTGTGTCAAAGGTATTTTCAAAAGACAGATCGAATTATGGGATACCTCATAAACAGTACGACAACATCACGCAGAACATATGTTCCAAGAACTGTAACAATGAGAGCAACGCCAACTGAAACAGGCACTCAAGGTGGTGGTGGAACTGTGGCCTTCTTTGGAACGGCTTTAAATACAGGTATTGATGTTGATGGTGCTACAGCGGCATCTGAATCTAACTTCACAAATTACACAGCAAGTGCGGAGTTATAAATGTACAAACTATTTTATCGATACGGAACTACCGAATTGGCAGACAGAGTTATCCGTTTGTCAGACACCGCCTTTATCCCCTTTGACCCAGCCAACACCGACTACCAGCAATACCTTGCATGGCTGGCAGAGGGCAACACGCCAGAGGCCGCAGCATGAACCAGATAGACGCTACAGACGCCAAGCTAGCCACGCACGAAGAGATTTGCGCGATCAGGTACGAGGCAATCCAAAAGAGCTTTGAGTCAGGCAGCAAGCGCATGAGCCGCATTGAATACATCCTTTACGCGCTGATTGCGGTGACGCTGCTCGGGCCAGGCTTTGCGGCTGAACTGATCAAGAAAATACTCATGTAATCATGGACGCGCTGCCGCCACCACCGCCAGTGGCGCAAGCACCGGCCCCAGTTTATGAATGCGTCAGGTGGTCATGGTCTTCTGATAGGCTTCAGGTCTGGTGCTTAAAGTGGCGGGAAAAAAGCAAACCTGAACCTAAAAAGGTAGCGGAAAGTGATTGATCCATTCACAGCGCTAGCAGCAATTACAACAGCGGTTAAGCTGGTAAAGGCTGCTGCACAGACCGTAAAAGACGTAGAAAGTCTTGGGCCTGTACTTGGACGCTTTTTCAGCGCTAAAGCAGATGCCATTAAGGTTGTTCAGCAGTCTAAGACCAAGGGCTTTAAAGGATCTGCAATGGGTAAAGCCATTGAGCTGGAGCTTGCCATCGAACAGGCCAGAGCGTTTGAAGAAGAAATCAAGATGCTTTTCTTCCAAAGCAACAAAATGGATGTATGGTCAAAGATAATTGCCCGAGCAAATAGCATAGACAAAGAAGCCGCCCACGATGCACGGCGGGAGCGCGAGGCGGCAGAGAGACAAAAGAAAGAAATGGATGAGCTAATCACGCTTGTTCTCATGGTCTTAGTGCTTGGCGCTCTTATGGGCTTTTTAGGCTGGCTGATCTTTGAGGTGATAAAAACATGTGGCGGTAAATGCTAAAAAGGCTAACTAATGAACCCAGAACTACAAAAATACTACGAAGACCGGTTTGACCTGTTCTCCCGCCAAGGCTGGGCTGACCTGATGGAGGATGTTGACAACATGCTCATTCAGCTAAACAATGTCTCTACAATTGTGGACGAAAAAAGACTACAATTTCGCAAAGGCGAGATTTCTATTCTGATTTGGCTACAAACGCTTAAAAGCGTTAGCGAAAAAGCATACGAGGACTTGAATGAAAAGAATGTATGAATTTGTCTGCGATTGTGGACAACGCACAGAGGCGCTGGAAGTTTATGAGACTACCAGTGTGCTGTGTGGATGCGGGGGGTTCGCCTCCCGTGTCATAAGCGCTCCGTCGTTTAACTTGGAGGGGTGGTCTGGGACGTTTCCATCAGAGCATGGAAGGTTCGAGAGAAAGCACCGTGAAAAGTTAAGCGCAGAGCGTAAAGCCAACTCATAAGCGCAAGCCGAGTTGAATTATCCTAGAACCTTTTTGGCAGGAAAAAATTATGTTGATTGACGAAGAACAAGAGCCGCTAGGTGAACTCGAAATCGAGGAAAAAAAATCTACTGAACTTCCTGACAAGTACAGGGCTAAAAGTTTGGAAGAAGTTGTACGGATGCACCAAGAAGCTGAAAAGCTAATTGGCAAGCAAGCCCAAGAAGTGGGCGAAGTACGAAAACTCGCTGATGAATTACTAAAGCAGAACCTCAGTTCTAAGCAGCAACAAGTAGAGGTTGAACCGGAAGTTGACTTTTTTGAAAACCCTCAAAAAGCAGTCCAAGGCCAGATTGATAAACATCCAGATGTTCTCGCAGCCCGACAAGCGGGTCAAGATTTCAAAAAGATGCAGATTCAGCAAAGGCTCAATGCAGAGCATCCTGACTACTCTCAAGTGGTCAACGATACTGGGTTTCAGGAGTGGGTGAAGTCTTCACCTATTCGTTTGGGACTCTATGCAAGAGCAGATGGTGATTTTGATTTTGATTCGGCAAATGAATTGTTGTCCACTTACAAAGAATTGCGTGGCATCAAGGCCAAGGAATCGGGGCAAGCAGAGACTGCTGCACGAACCAAGACCATGAAAGCAGCGCAAGTTGATGTTGGTGGCTCTGGCGAGAGTTCAAAACGAGTCTACAGACGGGCCGACCTTATTCGTCTCAAAATGACTGACCCTTCGCGTTACGAATCGCTGAATGATGAAATACTCGCAGCCTACGCCGAGGGTCGTGTTCGATAATTTAACTGGAGAATTAACATGGCATATCCTACCCCAGCGGTAACAGTAACCACCGCAGCAACGTTCATCCCCGAAATTTGGAGTGATGAAATCATCGCCGCTTACAAGAAAAATCTTGTTCTGGCTAACATCGTTATGAAAATGAACTTTAAAGGCAAGAAGGGCGATGCGGTTCACATCCCTGCACCTACCCGTGGTTCAGCTTCAGCGAAAGCAGCATCTACTGCCGTCACTCTGATTGCAGATACTGAAACAGAGATTAAAGTGGACATTAACAAGCACTTTGAATATTCACGTTTCATTGAGGACATCGTTGAAGCACAAGCCCTGAACAGCTTGCGCCAGTTCTACACTGCTGACGCTGGCTATGCGCTTGCCAAGCAAGTAGACACTAGCTTGATCCAATTGGGTCGTGCGTTTAACGGTGCTACTGTCGGTACTAACGACTACGCAACTGCCACTGCGACTAGCAAAGCCTTCATCGGCGGTGATGGTACTACTGCTTACAACAGTTCTACATCCAATGCAAGCGCATTGACTGATGCTGCAATTCGCCGCACTATTCAGCGTTTGGATGACAACGATACTCCTATGGACAATCGCTTTTTCCTGATCCCTCCATCTAGCCGTAACACGCTGATGGGTCTTTCCCGTTATACGGAACAGGCTTTTGTGGGCAATGGCAATGCGATCCGCACTGGTGAAATCGGCAACTTGTATGGCATTCCTGTGTTCACATCTAGCAATGCTGATACTGGCGCTGGTAACAGCACTACTGATCGTATTTGCTTGATGGGTCACAAAGACGCTATGGTTCTGGTTGAGCAAATCGGTATCCGTTCACAAACACAGTACAAGCAGGACTACCTTGCCACTTTGTTTACATCGGACACTCTGTATGGCGTTGCCGCACTTCGTGCAGCCGCTACTACTGGTGCAGCTCTGTCTTCTAGCGCTTTTGCGTTGGCAGTGCCAGCCTAACCCCAAGCCCCCAGAAATGGGGGCATTATTTTTAAGGAGTTAGAAAATGGCTGCTGCAACCGCAATCACTGCTCGACAGGGCAACGACCAATTCCGTGGCGTTTTTAAAGACACATGGGTTGTAACTTGTACCTTAGACTCAGCTTCCGTAGCGGATCAAGCCGCTGGAACTGACACCGTAGCCGTACCTGGCGTTGTCTTGGGCGATATGATAATTGGGATGTCTGCTGGCGTTGACGAAGCGGGGCTTGTTCGCCGCGCTTATGTCTCTGCTGCTGGCACTGTCACTATCGCAACAACCAACACCACTGGCGCTGCGGTTAACTTGGCGTCAACGACTGTTAGATTGGTCATTGCTCGCATCGTTTAAACAGGGGGGCTTCGGCCCTCCTTTTTAGGATAATCATGGCAACTTTCCGCTGTTTGCAATCAGGAACTACTGTAACTTTTACCCAGCAAGTAGACATTGATTCGATGCGTGGGCATCATGGCTATGTGCGTCTGGATGAGAAAGTTGTGCCTGAGATCAAACCTTTGCCCATGCTTGCACCAGTTAAGAAAATGGGTCGGCCTCGTAAATCAACTGCTAAAGGATAAATCATGTACGGAAAAGCACCAAAAATGTCTGGTAAAAAAGCAATGCCCGTGGCAATCATGGTTGCCGTTGGCAAGCCAAAGGCCATGCCTAAGCGCGGCCAGCGTACTGCCACTAACATGGCAACTAAAGCCAAACGAGGCAAGTAATGGCATCCCTAACTACACCTGTTACGCTGTTAAGTTCTGTCGTAGCAACTGGCGCGTCTAAGGCTGTTCAAGCGGATGCTGGTCAACCGGCATTCTTGCAAGTGTCCGGTATTACAACAGCAACTGTGGCATTTCAGGGTAGCTTGGATGGCACAACCTTTGCCACCATTGGCACAGCCTTGACTGCTGACGGCATTGTCACCATAGCTAACGCTCCCAAGTACTTGAGAGCAAACTGTACTGCGTACACTTCTGGCACGATCATCGCAAAGGTTTTGTACTAGCATGAAAACTCCAGCCCAAAAGAAGATTAGCAAGGTGATGAAAGAGTTTGGCGCGGGTAAGTTGACTACCAACAAAAAGGTGGTCAAAGACCCAAAGCAAGCTATGGCAATTGCGCTGTCACAAGCAAAGGTGAAGAAAAAATGAAAAGCAAAGTCAACCAAGCGGCGGTCTACACAAAGCCCACCATGCGGAAGGCTTTGTTTGAAAAGATCAAGGGCCAGGCTGTGCAAGGCACGGGCGCTGGCGAATGGTCAGCCAGAAAAGCACAACTCTTAGCAAAAGAGTACAAAGCTAAGGGCGGGGGGTATAAATCGTGAGCAAGACAAAAGCGCATTACACACCGGACGGCAAGCTGTATAAAGGTGAGACTCACAAAGCTGGTGCTGTCTTGATGACAGGTGCAAAGCACACACCAGCCAGTAAAGTCTTAACCCA